ACACGAAAAAGAACTCAACAGAATAGCTTCTTTAAATGTATTCGCTTCTAAAATAGCTCAAACGATTCTTTCCAAAGATGAATATAGAGCTTCATCAAAACAAGTTGATATTTTAAATGAAGTTTCTGAAATAGAATTTTTCATATCAAATGACTATTCAAATAGGTATGAAGAAAATGCAAGGGAAAGGTTGATGAATAATTTACCAAGCTCAATGAGATAATAACATTAATCATAAACAACAAGACAATGAAAACTTACAAAGTAACTTACACCAGGAATGCAACCAAATTCAGAAATTTTGAAATGGAAGTCAAGGCTAATAGCGAACGGGAAGCAGTTGAAATAGCATATAGCCAAATATTGAACAACAGCTATTTCCCTCAAGAAGATGGAACTATAAAAGATAGTGATGGCGAAATCATTGCAGGACCAACCAGCAATACTATTGATTATGATGGAGGATGTTTTATAGCAGAAACTTACGACTTATGAAACCAGAAAACTTAATAAACTGGGCAGAGCTCAGTCGATTGTTAGCCGGATCACGTATGACAATTAGACGTAATGCGATACCAAAAAAGCACCAACCGGTAATTAATAGATTATTGGCAGCTATTGAAGAGGTGCTGACAAATAGGGAGAGCAAAACCAACAATTAACTATACCACTTAATAACCGCACGAACCGCCTATATTTTATTTTTATTGTGTGGCGTATGTGCTTTAATAATCAAAACGATGAACAAAGAAGCATTTATTAAAAAACTAACTCTAATATTAGAGGACTTCGATTCAAATCGAGAAGCTGATATGAAGTATTTTTTAGATGATATTTATGCAGCATCTGAAATATATTTTGCTGATATAATTAAAGAAGAACGAGAAAAAGCGATTAAAGAATTTCTTATCGAACAGTTGAAGCGTAGACAGTCTTAGCATTACGCCTAACGGCTGGCGGTATGGTTTAGTAAAGGCTGACCACTACCGACCAATCGAAGAACAAAACTTTATTCACCCTTTATTAACTATACCGCTTGTTAGCGTTTAGTTTTTGAGCGTTGGCGGTGCAAAACTTAAAGAAATGGAAAATTTAAAAGCATTAGTTTACGGAAGAAAATTGAATACCTATCAAAGAAGTTTAGCTATTCAGGAATTTGAAAAACTGCAACAAAACAATAAGGATGCGAATGAGTTTATAATTGATATAGCTGATTTGCTAAAAATGGATACAGATAGTGTCGGGTATGATGATATTCAATTTTCTATTGATGATTTCAAAGATGCTATTAGTGCGTTGGCAAATGAACGCTAACTCCCAGATAAAAGTAACAATTAAAAATAAATAAAATTATGGCACAAGCACAGAAAAGAACAACAAAACCACAGCCGAAGAAAGAAAGCTCAAAAGTCTATTCTTACAACGGCATTAAATTGAAACTTGTAAAGTCAGAAGCACTAAGCTGTGAAGAATGCTTTTTTGATGTAAAAGGCAGATGCATGGTGGCTGATGAAAATCTGCAGGATGAATTTGACTGCACCATACATGGTGGTGACGAGATATTCGTGAGGGCTGACAAATGACACTCCAGGACCTATCACAATACAAGGACCAGCATGGCCGTCTTATATTCAAAGGCAAGCACGGACACAAGATAACGCTATTCGGGTATATCCGGCAGGTGAACCAGGACCATATCATCTGGCAGGATAACGAGAAACCGGACACCTTCAGGCTGCATAACATTATTGAGTTTACACCCGTTAAGTTAAAAACATATAATTGTTAATAAGTTTGTGCAAATAAGCCGCATAATATTGCTAAAATATATTAAGTTTGATGCAATATAGGCGAGATAGATATGATACTTTGCAGTGATGACACACAGGAATAAGAAAAGGATAGATGAGAGAGAAGATATGCTGGATAAGCAGTTCAAGAAACTCCTCGACAGGACGGTTCAGCGCGATATACTTAACCATAGACCTGACAGAGCAGTATATATCAATGGACGCCTTACCTTTATGATAAAGTTTGAAGAACTTTGTAATTAGTCTTTTTGTTTTCATTATCAGGTTTTTAAGTTTTGCCCCCGGTAACCAGCCCGGGGGTTTTTGTTTATTAACATAAGTGTAATAAAGAAGTAATAATACTTGCATATAACAGTATTAAGCGTATCTTTACTTTTATAAGTGAGAATCACAAATTATTCTAATTATTAATTAAAAATTAACAACATGAAAGAAGTAAATCAAGTCTATGAGACCACTGATTACTCCGTATTCGGAACATTAGGAGGGAATCGGGATCTAAACACTTTGCACGTAGCAAGGCTTAAACAATCATTTTCTGAAAGGTATTTATTTACTCCATTATTAGTAAATAGTGCAATGGAGATTATTGATGGACAACACCGCCTTGAAGCTGCAAAAGCATTGAATCTTCCAGTAAGATTTATTAAATTAAACGGGTATGGTTTAAGAGAAATTCAGATATATAATACCAATATGAAAAATTGGAAAAAAGAAGATTATCTGAAAGGTTATTGTGATTTGAAATACCCTGAGTATATTAAATTTAGGAATTTTATGCGTAAATTTCCTGAGTTTGGAATAGCTTCATCCGAAGCCATACTTCTACTTTACGCGGGGAATAATCCTATCAAATCAAAGGAGATAGAATATAGATCGCCTTCTGGAAGGCGTGTACCTCAAAAATATTTTGAGGAGGGGAAACTCATAATTAAGGATTATGAAACAAGCTGTGAGATAGCATCTAAAATACTTATGTTAAAACCGTATTACGATGGATTTAATAGGAGAATATTTGTTGCTGCTATGCTCGGACTTTTGAAGTTAGAACAATTTAGTATATCAGAACTAATTTCAAAATTGAAATTTAATCCGGGAGGTATTCAGCATTGTAATGATGTAACTCAATACAAATTACTGATTGAAGATATTTACAATTACAGGCGCAGAGAAAAGGTAAATCTGAGATACTAACACGTTATGTGTGGTTCTCATTTCTTGGCTCCCTCGTAAAGAGGGGGCCTTTTTTAATGCCACTTGTCAATACTTTACTGCAAAAAGTTGAAAAAATGTGAAACATTCATTTGATTTAACTGTCAAAATATAGTAAGTTGCACTCATTAATTGCAGCAAATGGAGAATGAAGATTTTAATATCGAGTTCAGCGACCAGGACTTAAAAATCGATTTAACCTTCGATGATGACTTCCTGGCGCAATACGGGAACCGCTATATTAACCCGAAACCAACAAAGATAATCCCGGAAAACAGGCTATACTTTGAACACGCGATGGATATGGCCCGCAATATAGAAATTGAGAAAGGACAGCGAGCGCACATCATCCTGTCGGGTAACTTTATAATGGGAGATTTCATTGAAGCATTCTTTTACCAGAAAAACATAAAGACCAGTAAGCTTATAATATCTACGCTATCGATGAGCCAGAACAACATCGACTCACTGGTCAACCTGTTTGTAGGGAATTACATCGACAGCTTAGACTTGATAATTTCGGACTATTTTTTTGCACATGAGCGCAGGGGTCTGATACCATACATGCTGGAGGAGCTCGATATTAACGACAGGTTCCAGCTGGCAGTAGCAGGATCCCATACCAAGATATGCATCTTTGAAGCATTCAACCGGCTGAAATATTGCATTCATGGATCATCAAACCTCCGGTCATCAGGATGCATCGAGCAGGTAACCATTGAAGAGAATGCAGAGTTATATGATTTTTATGCAGAACATCATAAAAAAATAATAGACGAATATTCAATTATTAACAAATCAATAAGAGGAGACAAACTATGGCAAGCGGTTCAGAAAAAACAAAATCAGGCAGGACAAAAACGACACCAGCAAAAGGACGAAGATCCTTCAGCACCTACACAGGACCAGAAGCACCATTCTGATCAATTAGAAGATAAATATTTTTAGATGAAGCTATCACAAATCCAGCCGAACCCGGACAACCCACGACTGATTAAAGACGACAAATTCGAAAAACTCGTCAAGTCACTCAAGGACTTTCCACAGATGATGAAGTTACGCCCGATTATTATCGACGAGAATAACATCATCCAGGGAGGGAATATGCGCTTTAAGGCGCTAAAACAATTAGGCTATAATGATGTACCAGACGAATGGGTAAAACAAGGCCGGGACCTGACACCAGAACAATGGCGGGAATTTGTTATTAAAGATAACCTCGCCTATGGTGAGATGAACTGGGATATGATTCTCTCCGACTGGGACCAGGAGCTGCTACAGGAGTGGGGACTGGACTTTCCTGAAGTTACGATGGACCCACAAAAGGCAGTCGATGATAACTACGAACCGCCGGAAGGAATTAAGACAGATATTATACTTGGTGATATTATTGAAATAGGAGAGCATCGCCTTATCTGCGGGGATAGCGCAAAACCAGAAACATACAGAAATTTAATGGATGGCCTGCTGGCAGATTTAATAATTACAGATCCGCCTTACAATGTCAATTATTCAAGCAAAAATGAGCTGCTTAATTTGTATGATAAAGGTAATAGAATACAGAAAGATATTGAAAATGACAATTTTATAGACAGGAAACAATATAACAATTGGATCAAGTCAGTATTCGGCATCATAAAAAAACATATTGCATCATACAACTCTGTTTATGTATTCGGCAATGCCGAATCATTAATCAGTTTTTATGAAATGGATGAATTTCATGTTTCAAATATGTTAGTATGGGTAAAAAACAGATTAGTCTTAGGACGACAGGACTACAAGGGGAAACATGAAAATATAATATATGGGTGGTGGGACCATCATAGATGGCACGGGAATAATTCTGAAGTGACAGTATTTGAGGATGAAATAGACTTTACTAAATTAAAAAAGGATGAATTATTAAAAATAATTACTGATATATTTTCAGACAAAGTAAAGACTACAGTTCTAAAGCATAACACTCCGTTAAAAAATGATTTACACCCAACAATGAAACCAATAACATTGCTTGGGGATTTAGTAAATAATAGCAGTAAAAAAGGCGAATTAATATTAGATCCCTTCCTGGGTAGCGGTAGCACAATGGTAGCAGCACACCAACTGAACAGGAAATGTTACGGGATGGAGCTGGACCCTTTATACTGTCAGGTTATTATTGACAGGATGCAGAAACTTGATCCGGGAATTGAAATTAAAAAACATTCATTATCATGCCAGGAGGATACGGGAACATAAAGCCGAAAGACGGGAAGCAATTCAGCTCGACATACCAGCCGAAACCGAAATGGACTAAGAAGAGAGCCGAGCAGTTAGGAAATGACTTAATAGCATGGCAAAAGAAAGATGCTATTAATATTTTCTGGGAAGAATTTCTGGTTATTGAGCGGGATTTATACCCAGATGTCATTAGATATTTGAGTGAAAAATATTCGTCGTTTTCCGATTTGATTAGGCAAGCACGTAAAATACAGGAACTTAAGCTCCAGAAATATGCCACAGCAGACAAGCTAAATGCAGCAATAACAAAGTTCGTCCTCATCAATAAACACGGATGGAGAGACAAACAGGAAGTCACCGGGGCCGATGGACGGGACCTCGTACCAAGAATCACTATAGAATTTATTGATAATGCCGATAAGGTAGATATAGAAGAGACAGAAGAATAGTGAAGATCCAAGTAGCAGATAAGATTTACAAAGGACTCATTAAAGGACTTGCAGACAACAAGGCCATTATTAGTCTCCAGGGATCGGCCAGGTCAGCAAAGACTTACAACATCCTGATATTTCTTATTATTTACATCCTGGAGCATAGCGCAGTACGTTTATCAATAGTCCGCAAGACACTACCAGCGCTGAAGGGCTCCGTCCTTATTGACTTCAAGGAAATAATGTACAGGATGGGACTGTGGAATGATAAGCAGTTCAATAAGACAGAGTTAATATACCGGTTCAGCAACGGCAGCTGGGTAGAGTTCTTTTCAACAGATGACGAGCAGAAGATCAGGGGCCGCAAGCGGGACATATTATTTGCCAATGAAGCTAATGAGCTGTTTTACATAGAATGGCAACAGCTCATAATGCGAACAACACAGTTCGCAATTATTGACTACAACCCATCCTTCTCTGAAGATCACTGGATAGAAGAGATTAACAAAGACCCGGACACCTACCATTTTATCAGCACATACAAGGACAACCCCTTCCTGGAACAGAAGATCGTCGAAGATATTGAGAAGTTAAAAGACCGCAACAAGTCACTCTGGACAGTATATGGCCTCGGCCTAAGAGCAGTTATCGAGGGCCGTATATTTGAAAATTATGAGATGATAGACGACATACCTGAGATAATGAAGAAGCGCTTCATTGGTATGGACTTCGGATACACGAACGATCCCACAGCGATACTCGAAGTCGGCATCCATGGCGAAGAGTTATATCTTGATGAGATATGCTACCGGACCAGGATGTTGACAAATGATATCATCAATGTCCTTAAAACAAATTGCAAAAACAAAAAGATAATATCCGAAAGCGCGGATCCACGACTTATCGATGAGATATACAACGCCGGACTGAACATACATGCCGTAGAAAAATACCAGGGATCAGTGATGGCAGGGATAACAAAGATGCAGGAATACCGGATATTCATAACGAAGCGCTCCACTCATATAAAGAAAGAATTTGATAACTATGTCTATGATCAGGACAAAGAAGGACGGTACATCAACCAGCCCGTCGATGAGTTTAACCATGCTATCGATGCGGCCAGGTATGTCATCCTTCAGGAGGTTATCGGCAAGAACAGAAAGAAAATGAACCTACAGCAACTAAGTGAACTATTACCATAAAAAATTAAAAAATGAATATTAAAAACGCCCTCGAAGTAATAGCCAAGCAGAGCTATAAAGAGATAGCGCAGCTCTTCACCACTAACGCGCCAAGTTTTGAAGTATCACAGGAGGAGGCTATCAAACAATACAAGGTAGCCGACCATGATATATTCGATGAGAATTACAGGCAAAAGAAAAAGATAGTCAAAGGGTATGGTGACACCAGTAGCGCGGCCACCGAAAAGACAATAATAGACTATATCGACCCGGCACGAATAGGCATGAGCTTCCAGCAGCTTATCGTGGACCGTCGTGTAGGTTTTATGCTTAACATACCGGTAAAGATAAACCCGGTATACGAGAGCGAGAGCGATAAAGAGAAAACACTTGTTAACTCTGTTGAGTGGATCCTTAATAACAACAAGATGAACTACAAGAACAAAGAGATAGCACGCCGGCTGATGAGCGAAATGGAATGCGCCGAAGTGTGGTATTTTGTTGAGACAGGAAAAGCAAAACCCAGGTACACCCTCAAATGCAATATCTGGTCCCCGGACCTGGGCGACAAGCTATACCCGCTCTTCGACTCAACAGGTGACATGATAGCCTTTGCGCGTAGCTACAAATTGAAGGAGGAGGACAATAAAGATGTTGACCATTACGATGTCTACACCAACGACTACGAATACCGGTATGTCAACCGCGACAACGTGTGGAAGCTTGACGACCTGGTTGAGGTGGTGACACCGGAAGGAGTGAAGAACATCAACCCGATACCCAATGCGCTAAAGAAGATACCTGTTATCTATCACAGCCAGAAGAGACCGGAATGGAGTGACGTGGCCAGCATGATAAAAAGACTTGAGGACTCAGTCTCAAACCATGCCGACATGAATGACTACTTCGGTTCCCCTATCCTTGCAGTGGTAGGTGAGATACTCGGCTTTGCACAAAAAGGCGAACAGGGAAAGATATTACAGCTTGCCGAGAATGCTCAAGCCAACTACCTGGCCCTTAACTCACCGCCGGAAAGCATAAAGATGGAACAGGACAACCTGCGCGACCTGATATACACCCTCAGCCAGACGCCGGACATATCATTCAGCGCAATGAAAGGGATGGGTACTATTGCACAATTTACTATGAAAGCCTTTTTTATGGATGCACACCTCGCCGTATCGAAGAAAGAAGAGATATTCGGCATGGGCCTGCAGCGACGTTTTAACATTATCAAAGCAGCTATCGGCAAAGTGATTAACACCTCGCTAGAAAGAGAGGCAGAGGCAGTGCAGCTGATACCTGAGATAACACCTTACCTGCCGCAGAACGATACAGAGGTAATTGACAATATCACAGTAGCCCGAACAGGAGGCATCCTCTCTAAAGAGACAGCTGTTGAGATCAACCCGCTCGTTGAAGATCCCGAGACAGAGATGGAGCGACTAAAAGATGACACCACTAACCAGATGACAGGATTTGAAGTATAGGACTATGGCACAAATATTATTCTTAGTACCGGATAAGAACGACCCCACCTGCTATTACAGAGCGTCGGGAGTAGCACACGACCTAAAGAACCGCTCAAAACATGAGATAGATGTTCTCTCCTGGGACCAGGTGCCAGTGACATGGCAACTCATATCTAATTACGATATTATCATGCTGCAGAGGCCATATACCGAGGTAGCAGCTAACCTTATCGCTTACGCAAAGGATATGAATAAGCCTATATGGGTGGACTATGATGATAACCTCTTTGTCCTCAACCCGGAGAACCCGGCACACCAGACATATAACAGCCCGGCAGTACAGGAGAATGTAAAAAGGTGCCTCCGGGCAGCCGACGTCGTGACTGTGCCGGTTGAATACTTAAAGCAATGTTATCAGCAGTTCAACCGTAACATACGCGTTATCCCTAACGCTTTTAATGATGATATCTTCCGCAGGCGCGAACTAAAGAAGAGGGAGAAGAGAGTTCTATGGCGCGGACCCGCTGCACATATATACGATATGATGACATACGGCAAAGAAATTAATAAGCTGACACAAGAGCACCCGGACCATGAGTTTATGTTCATGGGTTTTTATCCCTGGTTCTTTGCCGAGACGCAAAACAAAAGCTTCATTCAGGGTATGGATATTATCATGTACCACAAGAAGATACTGGACACTGCCCCTGAAGTCTTTCATGTACCATTGCACGATAATGTTTTCAATAGATGCCGCTCGAATATAGGATTCATTGAAGGCTCGTGGTCCGGGGCAGCCTGTGTAGTACCGGGGTGGTGGAACGTACCGGGAGCACTGTCATATAACAACCCTTCGGAATATTACGATGCGATAAGAGCAGTACTATCAGGAGAGGTTGACGCGGAGAAACAGAACCAGATAGCCTGGGAGTACATAAGCGAATACCTGATGCTCAGCAGGGTAAACAACCAACGAGCGGATCTTATAAATATTTTGCTCGGTTAAACTGTAAAAAAGCAGTAATATGTTGCATAATTACAGTAAAAGAAATACATTTGGATAAATGTTAGTACCTATCTACATAGAGGACAGCGCAAAAGCAGAAGAGAACCTCAACCTGGGATTTGCCAAGAACAAAAACTGCATGGAGCTTGTCGACCTGCACTTCCGGCCTGAACGGCTATCGGCATTCTGGGTGGACCCGGACATGAATGACGACACCGGGACAAAGGATATCATTCTGTACATTGGAGACCGGGATTTCAGGACACCCCACAGCAAAGAGACTTATGAAATGTTAAAATCATGTATTGATAAGATATGAAACTACCAGCAGTTATTAAATTTGAAGTAACCAGACTTAAAGAAGTCGTCGAGTTACAAGCCAAGTACGATGAGTTAATAAGGGGAATGGGAGACCTTATCATAATGCTTAGTCATCCTGAGGAAGATCATATATCAATAAGGAATAAGGATGAATTTATAAATAGTATAATGAAGCAGGTTTCAGAGTTACTTAAAGAAAATAAAGAATTAAAAAAACTCCGGTAAGATGAAATTTTCCGTTATCCTCCCCTCATTACTTGCTGACTTCCCGGGAGCAGCCACAAAGAAAGAACAGAAGCTCGTCAGGGCAATTAACTCCGTGCTGACCCAGAGCTACAAAGACTTTGAACTGATAGTCATATCTGACGGGTGTGACGCGACAAGCTTTATAGTGAGCCGGATGCTGAAGAACGATAAACGCCTCCGGCTGTTACGCACACAGAGGGAAGGACTATGGAGTAACAATGCACGCAATGCCGGGATAAGGGCAGCATCAGGTGACTATATCATCTACCTCGATAACGACGACCAATACGGGCAGGATCACCTGAAAACATTTGCAGAGAACATCAACGGTGAGGACTGGGTCTATTCAAACGACTGGATGATGCATGAGGGGAAATGGGTTGAGCGACAAGCCGACATAACACAGTACGGGCGCTGCGGGACCTCTAACCTGTGCCATGCAGCCAGGCTCGGTTTGACCTGGGATAAAACAGGTTACGGGCATGACTACCATTTCATTCAGCAGTTGCGGGCATTCGAGAATAATAAACACATACCGACAGCACAATATCACGTCTGTCATATAGGAGGGGCGTATGAGATATAAGTGCTTAATAATTAATTACAATAGAATATCACTCCCCGTCCAGTTAGCGCACTGGTGTTTCAATAACGGACTGGAGCCTGTTATTATTGACAATAACAGCGACTACATACCGCTTCTTGAGTATTACGCTCAGCGCTGCCCGTTTCAGGTGCTACGCATGGAGGAGAACTACGGCCACCAGGTAGTATGGACACAAAACATCCTGCAACGGCTCGGCATAAAAGACAAATACATAGTAACAGATCCTGACCTGGACTGTTCAAAGATACCGGATGACTTTCTTGAAGTGCTGGAAGAAGGGCTCAGGCGCTATCCGCAATTTGATAAATGCGGTTTTTCGTTAGAAACAGAAGGAGCTACCAGCCAGGGCACTATTGACTGGGAGAGCCAGTTCTGGAAGTACCCGCTCGATGAAAGGTATTTCAATGCAGCCATCGACACCACCTTCGCTCTTTACAAGACACCCGCCTTCAGCTACAAAGGTATCCGCACAAACAGACCATACACTGCTATTCATGTACCATGGACTTACGACCATGTACGGGACCTGCCAGCAGATGAACAACACTACTACCGCACACAGAATGAAGATACAGCAAGCCATACACACGTAAAGAAAGACTGATGGTAGGTGTAGTGATGACATATTACAACAGAAATGCGCAGCTCATAAACACGCTGAACAGCTTCCTGCAATACAACCCGCAGGAGTTCTTTGTTGTAGTGGTGGATGATGGCAGCCCGCA